CCCTGTTGTGGTTTCTTCTCGTCTTATTGATTGAAGCCATCTCAAATTGGTAGTACAATAGAATTACCGCCTTCCACGCGGAGGCGGTAATTTTATACCCTTGTAGTTCAGCGGAAGAACAGCGGTTTCCTAAACCGAAGGTCGGGAGTTCGAATCTCCCCTAGGGTACGGTAAAGTAAAGGGAAAGGATAGACTATGACAACAAACATATATCTGGACGTGGACGGGGTAATCAACTCCTTCCACAAGTCGAGGACTGCTGGCTGGGAAGGCGATTGGAACCTTGCCAAGGTGATCGGATACAAGATTCACTGGTATACTGACCTTGTTGAGGAACTGAACAAGCTCTCCAAGATGGAGGGTGTCACCATGAAGTGGCTCACCACGTGGCAGGATAAGGCCGTGTCAGAACTCTGCCCTTCCCTTGGTATCGAAGGTACGGACTGGGAAGTCCTTTACGCTGATAAAGAGGCGGATGACCTCTTCGACATCCGGAACTGGTGGAAGCTCCGTGCCATCCGCAAGGACGTGGCAAGCACCGAACCGGACAAGATTGTCTGGGTCGATGATGACTTCAAATACGAGCGGAACGCCATCGAATGGGCCGAGTCTATTTCGGACAAGATCCTCCCCATTTCCCCGTTCACAGACTGGGGGATGACAAAGGAAGATTTTTCTGATATAATAGAGTTTGTCAATGCATGATTGTGCTGGATACGCTGCCTTAGCTCAGTTGGTAGAGCGCGTTCTTGGTAAGAACGAGGTCACGGGTTCGAATCCCGTAGGTAGCCCCATGCTAGTGTGCCCGAGTGGTTAGGGAGCGGTCTGCAAAACCGTGTACATCGGTTCGAATCCGATCACTAGCTCCAAAAACGACACAGAAAGGAACAACAATGAGTATAGCAACGCTACAGGTGAAGGTGATCAACGCCTCCTACGAGGACTTGGGGCCAACCACACTGGATCGTGCCATGATGCTTGTTGAGGTTCAGGGGCGTGCGGAAGTAGTTGAGTTCGACGAAAATAGAATCATCCGAACAATGGGAGGGAAGGAGTTCTTCCTACCGAAGGTTATTCGACTTCTCAAGATGATCAAGGTTCCGTTCCATTACGGGCCTGAATACTTCTCCAAGTCTGGCGTTCTTCGCAGGGACAACCACACTTGTGGATACTGCGGAAAATCAGCCAAGGATGGAGTTACCCTAACCCACGACCACATCATTCCGAGATCACGTGGCGGAGCGGACTCGTGGGAGAATGCAATTACGGCCTGCCAGAAGTGCAACAGCAAGAAGTCTGACAGGACGCCAGAGGAAGCACATATGCCTCTTCTGTGGGAGCCGTGGGTTCCTCAGAGGTTGTATCTGAAGTCCGACAAACCTAGGCGTAAGAAAAACAAATAACTGATAGCCCTCTATTTGGAGGGCTATTGGTTTTTCTAAAGGAGTTTCATTGATAAAGTATCTAAAATGGCTGTTTGCTCGAAACCAATGTGAGCACAAGAGAATCCAGTGCATCCACGGAGATGCGATCCTTGCCTACAACTGGCAGCGATCCGGCTGTCTGGACTGTTTGGCCCTCTTCCCTGACCTGCCAAACATCTGCTCAGTCACCAACAAACCGCACTGATTTGCTCTTCGCTTTCCAATGGTGTACTCTTTCCTTATGGAAAAGTACATCATCGTCAAGGTAAGAGATTCCGACTCATGCTTCCCGGAGAAGCCAGTCTTCCATAACGGCACTATTGTATGGCCGCACAGTAATCTAGCCAAGATCAGGAAAGCCATTCACTCCACATCCAAGGAGCAATTCATCTCAGCAGCGGATATGGTAACCCATACTGCCTATATGAGTAAGGAAGACTCTGAAACCATCGCTGAGATTTTCAACAGGAACTTGGAACGTGCCAAGAGAAACCATCGAAGACAATAACGAAGAAGCCCCCGTCCGAAGACGAGGGCTTCTCTGTTATAGAGTATCATTCAAAGTCAAGGTACTTTAGTTTTCCGCCCTTTGTGAGGAAGGACACGGCTGAAGGGTTTCCGACCTTACCTGTCCGGTGCCGGAAGTAGGTTGATTCCTGCTCAAAAGCTGGTGTACGGATGATGTGCTTGAAGTTCTCTTGCTCGTACATGCCGGTGTGGAAATGGCCGCACAAAAGGATGTCAGCCTCACCAATGGAATGCCCTCCCCAGTGCTGTCCGCTCCACCAGTCCCAGTGCTTTCCGCGATTCCACTGGTGCCCGTGGGCGTGCCCAATCTTGGAGCCTGCCACATCTACGACCATCGTTAGCTCGTCAAATGGGACTTCCAAACACTCGACATGGCCGAATGCTTCAGGATTGAACGCAAGGCCCTGAGAGACGGCTCTGAGGGCGTCTACGGCCCATGAATCGGAGCCGTCTGTACTTACCGGTTCGCGCTGCGCCTCGTCGTGGTTTCCCGGAACAGAGACAACCATCAGCCTGTCCGTGAGCGGAGCAAATGCCTTTACTGTTTCAATGATAAGTTGACGAAGAAGGTTGACCTGCTGTGTTGTGCTAAGGACCGTACGGCGTGCGTTTCGCCCACCCTGTGAAACCATACCTTCGATACAGTCTCCTACGAATGACACAAGAATAGGACCAATCTGGTCACGATGCTCATAGACTTTGTTAACAGCATTTTGAAGTGATTCGCGGTATCTCCGAACCGTACCCTCAACACCGTCTCCGTCGCATTTTCCAAGCTGAAGATCTCCAGCAGCAAAAACAAACGCGTAGTCTCCGGTGGTGATAGGCTCCTGTGGCTTGACATCCTTAATGAGGCTGATAAGATCAGAGATATCAACCGTGTTGAGCTTCCTACGGATGTTGAACTTGTATGATGTTCTCCACGATTCGTCGTATACCTGCCACTTGGAGAGACGAATCTTCCCATCAATTTCGAACTCTTCAGGATCTACACCGAATTCCGTGAGGATCTGAGAAAAATCTTTAATCTTGTCATCGGTCTGCGGTGTCGTGGTGACTTCACCGGAGTCTCCGTCAAGCTCTACTCGCGGCTCCCATCCCTTAGGCGGTGAGACGGGTGGGTTGACGACTCCTACCAACGGTGATACAGTTGAATCATGATCGGGTACAAGGGCGTGTCGGGTTAGGTGTGTGGTGAGGGCGTCGGGTCCAACCTGAAAGCCGTATGTCTGTTCGACGCGTCGGGAGATCTCTGTATATTTTGGACCGATCTCCCTGTAGAGGTTGACTACGAAGTTCTGTACACCTTCGGATGCGTTGCACGTACGGCACTGCTGTGAATATCCTGTGGGGTTAATTGTCATACTTACCATTTTAACATGGAATGCCGTTTTGCCAAAATCCGGTGCGTATGGTAAACTAGACGCATGACAAAATCAACACCCGAACGCGTAAATATTCTCACAGAAGCCTCCTCCCTCATCACCGGACAGCGGCAGGAAGACTACGGAACACCGGAAGAAAACTTTGGACGTTTGGCTGACTTCGCCAACATCCTGTTCGAAAGGAACCTCCGAGAAAACATTCCGCTGTCTCCGCGTCAGATGGCGGACTTCATGATTCTCCTGAAGGTAGCCCGAACCATCAACACTCCGACCCGTGACTCCTACGTGGATATCTGCGGATACGCTGGTATTGCCGGTGAGCTTGCCGAAACCAAAAAGAAAAACCCTTTCCATGAACCTTCTACCTTTGCCATGGATGACGAGCCGACCGCTCCAGACAGTATTCCATCGGCCATCTACAGCAGGATTGCAGGGGACAAGATTACAGGAGACAAGATTACGGGAGTCAAGGGTTAATGCTGGGTAACTTTCAGAAATACGAAGTAAACGTGACGTTCACCATCGAGCGGGAGGTCTTCCCGGAAGACCCCAACGATGTGTACGAACTATCCGAACTAGAGAAACCTAGTATCCTCAATGGACTTGAGTTTGCTTTCCCTGATGCAGAAATCAGTGAGTTCTCTGTAACTCCGGTTATTGGGGACTAAAATGAAGGTACTCGGACTCCCTGCTGACACTGGGGGCTGTGGATTCTACCGCATGCGTGCTCCAGCGGCAGAGATTAGGCTTCTCGGAGTTGACATTGAACTCTCCGATGATGCATCGGTACCGGCAGACGCGTCCCTCTATCCTGACGGATTGGTCCAAGTCCATGAGTTGTATACTGATGCCGACCTCATAGTGATCCAGCGTCCATTGTCTCAGCAGTATACAGCCATCATCGAGCAGGCACGCCGTCAGGGTATTGCCACCATCGTTGAACTCGATGACGACTTCTCTAGTGTACATGAATACAACATTGCACACGACAGTCTTCAAGGCCAGAAGTATATTGGACCTCAGTGGGTTGAGAAGGCAGCATATCTAGCCGATCATGTGACCGTTTCTACTCCGCAGCTAGCCAAGTTTGCCCGTCATGGACGGTTCTCCGTGCTTCGGAACTGTGTGCCTGACAGTATCTTTGATACGACCTCTGAAGGTAAGGACTCAGGTAAGTGGCCGCGCATAGGCTGGACGGGAAGTGTACAGACTCATCCGAATGACCTCCAGCAGACTAAAGGACGGCTGGGAGAACTCCTGAAGGAGTACGATCTTCCGTTCAACGTCGTTGGAGACGGCGAGTATGTGGCTACCAATCTAGCCCTAGACAGCAGTACACCTGTCTATGCTACCGGCTGGGTTGAACTGGAGATGTACTATCAGTACGTGGCAACCTTTATTGACATCGGGATTGTCCCGCTGGAGCTTTCCCCGTTCAATCAGGCTAAATCCGCCCTGAAGGGTCTGGAATACGCTGCTCTTGGTATTCCGTTCGTAGCTTCTCCGACGCGAGAGTACGAACTTCTGGAGGTCAACGGCATAGGAAAGACAGCCAAATCTCCCGGAGAATGGAGGAAACATCTGCAACGGATGATCGACCGTCCTGCTGAAACCGAGCGGATAGCTAAGGAGGCTCGTGATAGAATAAAAGCAGACCACGTATACAGCGTGAACGCTCCCAAGTGGATTGAAGCTTGGGAAAAAGCTATAGACTATCGAAAGACCTCCAATGAATAAACAACAGCTAATCGAAGAGATCAGTAAGCTCCCCGATGATGTAGAGATCCTGTCTGCCAAGGACGACGAAGGCAACGGATACCGCTGGATTAACGGCATTTCCCTTGAGTACATCGACAAATCTGAGGACACTGGTTGGGAAATTGACTCGGTAATCTCCGAAGAGGATGTCCGGGATGACTACACCGAAGAGGAGATCGCCAAGTATCTCAAGAGAGTTGCCATTATCTGGTAGAACTACTTGACACTATTAAAGCTCTCCTGTAGTGTATTGGTTATAGGTAATTGACCAACACTACAGGAGGGCTTTTCTCATGACACTTTCAACCAACATCTACATCCTTGATCCGGTAGACCCATTGGAGGTCTTCAACTTCGTTAACAAGTACCTGCTCAATGTCGAAAACCCACGATTCAAGCATGAGCCGTACAAATGGGGTAACGATCCCGAGATCATGACCCTCTCGAACGAGGGAGGTCAAGGCTTCGACGCATGGTTCATGTCCAAGTACCGCAAGGGCGGTCCCCTCTACACGGAAGATCAGATCGATGACGACGAGGACTACGACGAGCCGTATCTGACAGATCCCGCCTGCTTCATGAAGCTCGACTTCGACACGGCCTACGGGTACAACGTACCCGGAATCGGCGGATGCTCCCAGCTTCACTCTCGCTACATCGTGGCCCTTCACGCTTGGCTCGCTGCCAAGGGCGTTCGAATCAAATGGCAGAACGAGTTCACCGGGGAGTACTACGACGGACTTGACGGTCTTGAGGAGTTCGCTGGCAACGGTGACGATGCACAGGCATGGTTTAAGTCCATCCTGCCGGGTGTTCTGGCCCACACTACTTCCAAAAAAGATTCTGAATCATAGTGTTGACAAGTCAGTTTCTCTAGTCTATAGTTGAACCATAAGCAGCAAACCACTACTAAAAGAAAAGGATTAAGAAAATGGCACATGAGCTAGAGATCAATGCAGACGGCACCGCGAACATGTTCTCCGGTGAAGGTCTCACCCCGTGGCACGGACTCGGTACCGTCATCGACGGTCTGGCAACCGCTGAGGACGCCCTCAAGCTCGCCGGTCTGGACTGGGAAGTTGAGATGCGTCAGCTTTACCAGCCGATCAGCGATGAGGAGGTTGTTCCTGTCCCTGACCGCTTCTCCACCACCCGAGTCACCGACAACAAGAGCCTCGGAATCGTCTCGGCAGACTACAAGGTCTTCCAGAACAGGGAGTCCTTCCACTTCCTGAACAACATCACGGACACCGGCTCCGGTGACGCGGTATTCAGCACGGCTGGATCTCTCTTCGGCGGGGCACGGACCTTCCTGACCCTGAGGATCGGCAACTCGTTCAAGGTTGCTGGAGACGACGCCCACGATCTGTACCTGATGGCAACCAACAGCCACGACGGTACTCAGGCCTTCACCGTCTCCGTCACCCCGATCCGCGCCGTCTGCAACAACACTGTCACCCTTGGGCTGAAGGAAGCCAAGACCAAGTGGACCATCCGCCACAAG